AAGCAATTAGAATTATTATATGATTACATTGACGTTGATGGTGGAAATGTAGAATACTATATAGAAACATACACATTACAATTACAAGATGATTATAATTAATAAACAAGAGGTTGATATCACCTCTTTAACAGTAGAAGATGTCAATAGATGTGACTTTCCAAAGTTCACTGATGCGTTCTTGTCAGCAGGTAAATACACAAATGGTAACAACCTGAACGGCAAGGAGTTAGAACAGCTTGAAAAAGAATACCCAGACTTAGTAAACCAGTTAGCAGTTGAATCGTATTGGGATATAGGTATATAATTTTTCATAGCGAGCCACAGGTAAGTGTGGTACTTTTATAGTAAAATTAATACGAAACCAACTGAAGAGTGCTTACCCACTCTTTTTTTTATTCACTATCATTAATACTTACAACCATGGAAGACTTAACCGACAATATATTTATAGGACTTATAGCAGTATTTATACTTTATATGATATTCGGGTAGCTGTTTGGCTATTCGTTATTCCTTTTGTTTAACCTTAATTTATAACTATGAAAGAAAAACTTCAAACCGAAACAATATACAATGCATTAATTAATTATCAAGCGTCATGCTCAGATGAACATAAAACTAAAAGCTTACAAGAAGCTATTTATCAATTAAAAGATATTATGAAAAACAAAGCTTTTATTAAAAACATTACTAAAGCAAAAGACATTAAAAATGAAGCATGTTTAACTATAGATAATGTAGTTCATTTCTTAGAAACTTTTATTAAAATGGAGCCTACAGTAATTTCATTTATAAAAGAAGTTAATGGCACTATGGTGCATACTTTTGTAAAACATAACTCTATAGATTATCAAGAATGTGATAAATACAATCCTATAATGGGAGAAACAAATGCTAGAGTAGAACATGTGTCTAGAAAAATGTTTTCATTCTTCTTAAGTATAATAGAATTGATGTCAGATACTCAATTAACGTACATGAAAAAAATATTTCATGACGAAATAAAAAGAAGAAAAAATATAAACAAAGTTGTTGATAAAGCTTCAAAAAAAATATTAAAAAATAATATAGATGAAAATTAATGACGAAATGCGCAATGGTATTCCTTGGGAAGCTATTGAGGATTACTACGAAACATTAGAAGAACCTTATTTTAATTGTTGTTATAATGTATCGTATGAAATTACCAGTAAAGGAGAAACCTTTGCTGATGAAAAATTATTAACTAAAAAATTATATAAAAAATGTGTGGATTAGTAGGATTTAGTGGTAAAGCTGATACAAGTGTATTTAAAGCTTTACATTTATTAGCAGATAATGACAGTAGAGGTGGACACTCTTCAGGATTATTTGCAAATGGTAAAATATACAAGACTGTTGATGAGTCTATGAATATATTACCTATGCTTAAAACTAGCGTAACTGGTAGTGTTCTTATTGGACACACTAGATATGCAACTCACGGTAAACATACTGTTGAGAACGCTCACCCTTATCAATATAATAACATTGTAGGAGCACACAATGGTGTATTATCTAATTATGAAGAGGTGGGTAAAAAGTTTAATATTAAAAAGACCACTGTTGACTCTCAAATGATATTTAAATTACTTGCACAAGAAAAAGACGACAACCATTTAGGTTTATTTAGTGGTGCTAAGAATGTTTTATTTACCAAAGGAGACAACAAGCTTTATGTATACCGTAGAGATAACCCATTGTTTTACTTAGAAACAGAGGAGGGTATATATGTAAGTTCTTTAGAAGAAGGTCTTAAAAATATTAAGAAAAAGAACGAAGTTGTAATAGAAGTTCCAGAAAATAAATTATTTACATTAGAAAATGGCAAGATTGTAAAAACAAAGAAAATTAAACATAAACCAATCGCATCTAAATCTACTGTAAATACAGACTGGAGAAGCTATGGTGGATACACTCCAAGAAGTGAGCTCTATGGTAATTACACTTATGACAGTTATGGTGGTTATGATTTTCAAGAAGAAGATGATAAGCTACAAGAACAAGAGTTTGAACAACTTGCAGATTTTGCTGACTTTGTGCATGAATTGTATTGTACTGACAGATTTACTGATACAGAGCAACACAAGCTTATGGAATTGTATAACTTTTTAAACACTTATGCTTATGAGTACTATTAAAGAAAAATTAGTTGAATGTACATGTGGTAATCATTTTCCTATTGAAGAGGTTGTAGACCTTTATGGTGGGGGTTATGTTCATAATGAAGATTTAGATGATTATGTACAATTAAATGAAAATTGTGGGGAATCTGACCTTAGTAACGGTGGACTTTGGTACCACATACACGATACTATACAAGTTGATTGTGACAGCAGCTTTTATCCTTCAGAAAACTATCATGACTTTGACATTGACTGGTGTCATTATAATGAAACCTATATGTATACAGATAATATGTACTGGGGGTATGTTAGTAGAAGAAATGAGGGTTGGTTCTGTAATGAAAGTACTGATTATGTTTATTCAGAACGTGATGATGTGTATTTTATGGACTGCGATATAGCTCGAGATAGAGACTATGAATATTGTGAATCATCAGATGATTATCTGCATGTAGATGACATAGAAAACTCAGGAAGCGAGTGGGATAACACTAGCGACACAGCTAATCTATGTAAAAAGTATAGAAAAACTTTTGGTATGCCATATACTTTTGGTGTAGAAATAGAAACTAGCGATGGTTACTTAGAATTTGATAGCAGCCTAAATGTTAAAGCTGTATACGATGGTAGTATAAACGGTAAAGAATATGTTACTGGTTGTATGTCAGGTGATGGAGGTGTTAATATGTTACAGAGAATATGCCAAAAAATTAGTCATACTTGTTATGTAGACTCTAGTTGTGGCGTTCATGTTCATATAGGTGGTGCTAACTTCAATAGAAGATTTAGTATATTATCTGTTATGTTAGGTGTAATGCTTGAGACGCAAATATTTTCTATGATGCCTCCATCAAGAATGAAGTCTAGTTATTGTTTGAAAATACCTGATAAGTTCTATAAGTTAAGAACTATTAACAAAAGACTATACCCAAGAACACACAAAAGAATGTTAAATTTATTAGCAGAGTATGTGCATATTGAAGGGTCTGAGTTTTCTAAAAACAATAACAAAAAACTTTCTCATCCAGGTGGTAGGTACGCTAGTTCTAGATATAAGTGGTTAAATCTAAATAACTGTAGTTATAATAGAACTGGCCCTAATACCATTGAATTCAGGTGTCATAGTGGCTCTAAAGATTTCACTAAAATATATAATTGGTTATTAATATGTATGTGTTTTGTGAAGTATGTAGAGAATAATTCTAGAGACATTATAAATTCATACAATGATTGGATTAAGGGGCATGTTAGTAAAAGAATAACACTGGATACAATTATAAAAGCTGGACTTGGTAAAAAATCTGATTTCTTGATACAATACATCAACAACAGAATGGAAAAGTTTTCAGGTTAATCGCTGCTCAATTAAGTGTGTGTAATAGTTATTTAAAATATATCTTGTCCGTAACTATGTGCGGCCCGTGATTCCGCGCACACACTTTAACATAAGGTTTAGATTAGGCCTAGAGCTGAATACTCTATCAACCAATCTAATAATACCCCTACTATTTGGCGTGTAGGGGTTCCTTTTGTTGATAACTTTTTTTTATTATTAACAATTATTAATATAAATTTGCAACCTCATGGATAAATTACAAAAACAATTATGGTTCGATACTTTCTGGAAAGAGTATCCCAAAAAGGTAGGTAAAAAACAATGTAAGACATACTGGTCTAAACTAAAAGTGTCAGCAGAGTTATTCACTATCATTATGGACAGTTTAGTTGCTCAAAACGTCCTACGTGCAAAATATGCGCAAAATAATGCGTGGTACCCTAATCCTCCTGACCCTATTCGTTGGCTTAAATACGAACGTTGGGAAGATGAATTACCACCAATAGAAACTGAAGTTAAACAGGTTTATAAAAAACCACAATACAAAAATTATGATGAAAGATAATGTAATAGTAGATTACGATAAAGTGCAAGACGCTTTACAATACTTCCAAGAATTTAGAATGGAAGAATTAAAACAAGACGATGTTTATTATATTAAACATATGATAAGGTATATAGAATACCTAGAGTTTAAAATAGATGTTAAAAATAAAGCGTTAGGATTATGAATAAAGATAAATTAAATTTTGAAAGAATATTACTTGGTAAACTTATTAATAACCCTGAAAATTATTATGAAAACCACTCTCTTTTAAATGTATCTTTATTTAGTAACCCAGACAATAGAAAATTGTTTTCAGTATTAGATAAACAATATCAAGAAACAGGTAAAATAGATTTGACACAATTTTATATGTCTTTTTCTGACTCATCTACAGCTATAGATATAGCTCGTAAATGCACAGAAATGGCTTATGATGGCTCTACATGTCAATCTATTATACTTGTTTTAAATCAAATATCTAGAAAAGAAAGATTAAAAATGTTATGTTTAAAAACTATAGACAGAATTAATAATGACGATGATTTATTTGAAATAGTAGATTCTGTTGAAAAAGAAACAAACAATATAGGTAATGTAGATAACAATGAATTAGTTTCTATAAGCGAACAAATGCCAGGTATGCTTAAAGGTTTAGAAGATAATATAAATTCTAACGGCATGACTGGTATACCTAGTGGCTTTCCTTCTATAGATAAATTTACAAGTGGTTGGCAAAAACAAGACTTAGTTATAATAGGTGGTGCCTCATCTATGGGTAAAACTAGTTTTGCTTTAAATGTAGCTGTTAATGCTTGTAATATGAATCACTCTATTGTTATATTTTCTTATGAAATGAGTGTAAATCAAATGTTAATGCGTATGGTTAGTGGTGACACTAATATAAACAATAAACATTTACTTAAAGGCACTATATACCCAGAAGAGTTAACAAAAATACACCAAAGTGTTGGTCATTTTGAAAAACTCAATATGTATATAGACGAGTGTAGAAATACATCCTTAAAATATTTACTTAATAGAATAAGACAATATGTTATATCTAAAAAAGTAGAAATGGTAGTTGTAGATTATCTTCAATTAATTTCTTACAATGCAAAAGGTAGAACAAGAGAACAAGAAGTGTCTCATGTAGCAAGGGCATTAAAAAACATAGCTAAAGAATTAGACATAACTGTAGTTGCTTTGTCTCAATTATCTAGAAATGTAAGCAAAAGAGATACGGGTAGGCCTACACTTGCTGACTTAAGAGAATCAGGTGAAATAGAACAAGCTGCTGATGTTGTTGCTTTTGTTTATAGACCAGAATATTATGGATTAAAAACAGATGATAATGGCAATAGTGTAGAGGGTATGGCTGAAATAATATTTGCTAAGGGTAGAAATATAGGTATAGGTAGTAAGTATTTAAGGTTTGTTGATTACTTAACTAAGTTTGAAGAGTTATCAACATTTAAACCTTAATAAACTATCAAAATATTTTTGCTTTTCTTTTTTGTATATTTGTATTTATTAAGTACATTTGTATGATATGATTAGATTTGATGATACATCTAAAAAGGTGTCTAAAAACCTTAATATTAAAAAAGATATTGTTAAAAAAGTTCTTAACAAAACCTTCGAGGAAATAGAAAAGAACTTAAATAACAATAAAAATTTTATGTTTAAGGGTTACACTAAAATTGTCAAGTCTAATCAAAAAAGAAAACCGATAAATAAAATCGAATTGTTTAATTTAAAAACGAAAGAAAAATGAAACCGAATATAATTATTGTGGGACCCTCGGGGTCAGGTAAGTCGAGCTCTATGAGAAATCTTGACCCTAAGTCCACAGCTGTGATTAACACAGAAAGAAAACAACTGCCATTTAGAAATGCTAATGAGTTTATGAATGTGCCAGTTAAAAGTGTGTCAGAATTTCACACAGCTTTAGACAAAGCTATTAAAAGTGATAAAATAAAAACTATTGTTGTAGAATCTTTTACCTCTCTTGTAGAAACTATATATAGAGAAGCCGAAATAAGATACAAAGGCTTTGATGTGTGGGGTTATTACAACAAAGAGATAGGTAATATACTAGACAAGTCTAAAAACTCTGATAAGTACGTTATATTTACTGCTATAGATGGTGTGTATGATGGAGATAATGGAGTTGAAGAAAGGTATGTTGCTGTAGATGGTAATAGATGGAAGAAAAGAGTAGAGAAAGAGTTTGTTGTTAGTTTATTTACAGACACTTTATCTACTGATGATGGTGTTCAGTATAGGTTTAGAACAAATACAACAGGTAGAGATTCTGCAAAGAGTCCTATGGATATGTTCAAAAGCCTTTACATAGATAACTGTTTAAGAAAAGTTATTAGAGCTTGTAAAGACTATTATACAGAGCCACAAACAGCTATTATGAATAGTACATTTGCAAAAGAAAAAGTTTAATTAAAATCGAATAAAAATGTTTCCAAAATTGAATGAAACCAAATTAAAGACTCCTGAATCTAAGTCAGATTACTTAGGTGCGGGAGCACACACAGTAGAAATTAGAAAATTTAAAACAAGTGATGAGGTACCAGGTTATCAAGGCACACCATATACAGAATTTATGGTGGGTAATGATACAGGTATTGCATTTCTTAAATTCACAGGTGTAGATAACTATACTAGTGAAGCTGCTGCTAGGGTAAGAACAGAGATATTTAAATCTTTCTTAACCGCTGCAGGTTGTTCTAATTTTACAGATGCTCACATTGCTTGCACTACAATATTAGGCAAGAAATTAGAGGTGTGTTTAGCAACAAGAGAGTATTGGACTACAAACAAAGACACTAATACTCCAGAAATAAAAACCAGAGTTGAATACAAATTCGCAAACCCTTTTGGTAGTAAGATAACTTTTAAAGATAGTTATAACAAGCCTATGTCTGCAGAAGACAGACAAAAATACGAACAGGCTGTTAGTCTTTCTACATCAGGTAGTAACGATAATGTTGAAGTTCCATTTTAAATATTAAAATAATGAAAATAGTAAATTACTTTACAGCAAACGCAAGACAATGGGATAAATTTAAATTAGAATTTAGACTATTAGGCTTTACATTTATTGAATTAAAACTTGACATTTCTAGAAAGTGTTTTAAGTTTGTATTGTTAAACGTAGGTTTTAACTGCAATAATTGCGAATGCTAAATGGGAAGTAAGCACTTAGCATTTATTAAAAATGGAAAAGTGACTTATCAAAACAGAGAATTGTTTGATGACCACTTGCTCAGTTACGAGGGTAAGACTGTAGTAATTACAGTAGGGGAGCAGAGAAGGAGACGTAGTCTTAATCTCAACTCGTATTATTGGGCAGTGGTTGTCAAACTTTTATCTGAAGAAACAGGTTATGATAAAGACGAAATGCATGAAGTATTAAAGTCTATGTTTCTTAGAACAAGGTATCAAATAAAGGGAGTGTGGGTAGATGGAACAAAATCTACTACCAAATTATCTAATAAAGAAATGGGTGAGTTTATAGAAGAGGTAAAAAGATTTGCGTCTACAACTTTAGGTGTATATGTTCCTGACCCAAATGAAGTAGATTATGAATAGTTTTTTTATATTAGGCAATGTGCCTTCTAGTAAGAATGGTAAGAGATGGACGGGTAAATATCTTATACACAGTAAAACAACTATGAGATATATAAAAGAAACTAAAGATGATTACTTAAGATTAAGAAAAGATTTTACAGAGGAGTTAAAAAAATACAAACCTCCTTATATAATATCATTTAAATTTATTAGAAATAGCAAAAGAAAGTTTGATTATGTTAATCCTTTACAAACGGTACAAGACCTTATGGTTAAGTACCATTGGATAGAAGATGACAACGCAACATTCTTACTACCTGTATTTGAACCGTATGAATATAATAAAATTAAACCAGGTGTGTTAATCACCATAAAACCGAATAACCATGACAAAGAGAAGAAATAATACTCACTATACTAGATTGTTAGACTACTTAAAAAAGTTTAAAAGTATAACAAGTCTAGATGCAATAAGAGACTTAGGTAACACTAGGTTATCAGCTACTATATACACACTAAGACGTGATGGGTATAATATAGAAAGTGAAGACATTAAAGTTAATAACAGATGGGGTGGCTCAACCACTGTATCAAAATACACATTAGTATGAAACGACCAAGTATTAAATTAATTAAAGATTCAGAGATAACTGACCATACATATTACGAAGACTGTATGTATATGTCAAACTCTATGCTTAAAATGTTTATGGAAAAATGCCCTAAACATTATGCATATAGATTAGAAAATCCTATAAAAACAACACAAGCAATGAAGTTTGGCACAGCCTTTCACATGTTAGTACTAGAAAGTTTAGAGGTGTTTGAAAAACATTATGTAGTAGAACCTGATGTAGACAAAAGAACTACACTTGGTAAAACAACCCTCGCTAAGTTTAATGAACATATAGGAGATAGAATACCTATAACAGTTAAAGACCAAAAAACTATGATGAGCATGTTTGAACAATTATCAGAACACAACAACATAGATATACTTTTACAATGTAAAGAAAGAGAGTCAATATATTTATGGGAAAACAAAACGGCAGGCATGTTATGTAAAGGTAAGTTTGATGCAGTCAACCATG